GATCCAAGACTCGGCGCTGAGTTTAAGAGTCTATCTGCAAGCTGCATGAGATATTCCTTTGACCACCTATCGGCTCACCCGGCTCAGATATATGGCTCAGGTGATTTCGAAATAGCATGGGTAGAGAATAGCGCGGGTGAATTACTTGCGCGGGTGGTTATAGCGACTCGCAAAGGACGTTATGCAGCCGCGCCTATTTACACAAATTCAAATGCAGCCTCAGATATTCTATCTCAGTATATCAAAGAGAAAAACGCGGCTTGTGATGAACCCGAGAAAGAGTCTTGGATTAACTGCAAATTGTCAAAGATTGATGCAGGCTTAGGCGGTGAGTCTTGGCTCGGTCCTTATTTGGATCAGTACCAATCAATAAAAGACTGCGGCGAATACTTTAGAATTTGCCGCGCTCAAAATGCAGAATATTGCCTAGACTCTACTGAAGGAGTCGTAGGTGGTTATGAATACCATTGCGAGCAATGTAATTGCGGATTAACTGAGGATGAAGGCTTTTTCAGCGAGTCAATGGGTGGAACCTATTGCGAATATTGCTATTATGAATCCCATTTCACTTGTGAGGATTGCAACGAGTCTGACCATGTTGACTCCTCAGTAACACTGATAAACGACTCTTGCGTTTGCCAATATTGCTATGATCACGGGGACTACGTTCACACAAGCGAAGGAGTCACTCATATTGATGATGCAGTGTTTTGCGAAGAGTCTGACGAGTGGTTTCACGTTGACTCGGGTGATTTCTTTGAATGTCTTGAAGGCGAGATTCGTTCAAATGACCTCAAGGCGCCCGTCCCTATTGATTGCACCTGCGATCAGGCGATTGAATTCTACGTTATAACCACCAAAATTGTCGAATATGTGATTAATGGGGAAACCTATCAAAAGCCTGAGTCTATATTTACGCTGAAGCCTTGGCTTGAATATTCAAAAGACGAATATGGCAACCTGACAATAATAAACCGCCAATTAGACCTATTTGAAACTGAGGAGTCTTGATATGAAAACTATCGCAAAAATCACCCTGACATTCTACGCGCTTGTCCTATTGGCGACGCTATCACCCTTCACCTATGCAGACTCAAGCGGCGCGGGTTTTTTCGTCGCGGGTTTGGGTGGGTATCACATAGAATTTGCCGCGCCCGCTGAGGCCGGATTCTATAACTAATCAAAAACCAACTGAAAGCAATTCACCCGCGTTTATAGCGCGGGTTTTTTGCCGCCTATAACCAACTGAGGGGGATTGAACCCGGCAATATATCAGACACAAGACTCACCAATATATCAGGCTCAGGCTCAGGCTTTAGCCCAGGCTTTAGCCCAGGCTTTAGCCCAGGCTTTAGCCCAGGCTTTAGCCCAGGCTTTAGCCCAGGCTTTAGCCCAGGCTTTAGCTCAGGCTTTAGCTCAGGCTTTAGCTCAGGCTTTAGCTCGGGCTTTAGCTCAGGCTTGGCAATGGCTTTAGCTCAGGCTTGGCAATGGCTCAGGCTTGGCAACGATTCCCCAGCTCAAAAACATAGGGTTTTCTTATATAAGTATATTCTTATATATAAACATTCGAATATAAGCATATCCATATATAAGCATATAAACATATATAAATATTCGAATATAAGCATATGCTCATGTGACCCCCTCCGGTGGAAAATGACCCCACCAGTGGAAAATGACCGTGACCCCCACAGTGGAAATTAAGACCCCCTCCGGTGGAAATTAAGACCCCACCAGTGGAAATAAACCTTGACCCCTCCGTGGGAATTTGGTATCTACAAAAATGTTCAACAATAAGGAATACTATATGCTATCAACAAAAGACTACATCGACATGCTATCTTACATGCGCCCAGAGGGTACAAAGGCCCAGCGCAAATTCTGCAACCGTTTCCTACGTCCTGTCTTTGGTGAGCCAGATGACCGTGGCAACTACATCCTACGCATTGGCAATCCTACCATTGCTTTCATGTCTCACCATGACACAGTACACAAGAATGGTGGTAGACAGAATGTTGTCATCGACTCCGGTGGCTTTGCTACAACCACCACACAGAATTGCTTAGGCGCCGATTGTACTACAGGTGTTTACATCATGCTGCGTATGATCGAAGCAGGTGTCGAGGGTTTGTACATTGTACACACAGCAGAAGAAGTTGGTTGCCGTGGCTCTAGCTATATCGTGCAGCATACACCAGAGGTTGTACGCGATATCAGCGCAGCTATCAGCTTTGACCGTTATGGTTATAACTCTATCATCACACATCAGTCAGGTGTTCGTACCTGCTCAGATACATTCGTTGACAGCCTCGCAGACATACTCAACTGCGACTACAAGCACGATCCATACGGCTCATACACAGACAGCAACGAGTACCGTGGTATCATACCAGAGTGTACCAACATATCTGTAGGCTACTTCAAGCAGCACCAGCGTGAGGAGTCCCAAGACCTAGACTTCATGGAGATTGTAGCTGACAGTTGCATCAACGCAGACTGGTCCAAGTTAGTTATATCCCGTGATCCTACCAAGCTGTCACCGGAGTGGGATATGTTTGACAGAGACGATAGTGTCTACTGTGTAGATGACGATGATGTAGACTTCGATCCTGACATGGAGCAGCTTATTGCAGAGCGTCCAAAGAGTGTTGCGATACTGCTACAGTCTCACGGATACGATCTAAAAGACCTTGAGTATGCACTGGGTTTTGTGCGAGAAGAACACTACCCCTACTAATGGAAATAAGGAGAAGACAGGTGGAAACACGCGAGGAGTATTATGAAGTTTACATTGATGGAGACCTGTATCACGAGGGAACCCTAAAAGATTGCACAGAGTATGCACTACATGCCCTTGACGATGATTGTGCTGAGGTGTACAAGGTAACTGTAACAGAAGAAAAGGTGGTAATATAATGGGAAAAGTAAAAGCAACTACAATCATTGACGTTATACCGCTAGAAGATAACGTGATGTGGTTATACTCTCGTGATATGACACCAGAGGCCATCTCACAGGAGCTTGACATCAGTGAGAATCAGGTTAGAAAGATCATTATGACAGAAGACAAATGGAAAGACTGAGACCCCTACAGTGGAAATTAAGGAGATCACCATGACTATGAACAAAACAACAGTACGCGAAATCATTAAAGCTCGTGGCACTAAGTTCGCCACAGTTACGTTTATCAAGAAAGATGGTAGTGAGCGTAAGGTCAATGGCCTGTTTCGTCCAGCCTCTCATATCATTGGTAATGCCAGAGGTCGTGTTATCAGTGAGACTATGAAGGCCAATGGCTATATTCCGATCTTCTCTGTGTCTGAGAACAGTTGGAAGTGCTTCCATGAAGACTCTGTTATTGAGGTGGTGTAATGGGTAGAGGTTTCGATCAAACACCAGAGCTTCTAATACGACAGAAGATTAAAATCATAAAGCTGAGGGAGGCTGGTTTTTACTACACAGAGATCAGCAACATCCTTGGTTGTGAGGAGTGGGAGGTCCGTCAGGTCTTAACTGAAGCTAGGGTAAAGTGGGGGATAAGAACATGACACCCCTTATGTGTCTAGCAGCGGCGGTCTTCTTTGAGAGCCGTAGTGAACCTCTGGAAGGACAGAGGGCCGTTGCTGAGGTCGTTATGACTAGGGTAGAATCACCCCGTTGGCCCGACGAAATCTGTGCCGTTGTCTTTCAACATAAGCAGTTCTCGTTCACCCACGATGGAAAATCTGATAACTATCGCAAGTACAACAGCAATGTCTTCGATAGACAAGCGGTTGATATAGCTGAGACAATAGCTAAGTCAGTGCTAAAAGGTGATCGTATTGGCTTGACTTCTACCCACTATCACACTACCTCAGTATCACCATATTGGGCCAAAAGTTACCACCGAGATGGTCGCATTGGCACACACGTTTTTTACACAGCACCCGAAGGGAAATGAGAATGTTTAACATGACACTTGAGAAACACTTGGAAGAGATGGGTATCCGTCCCAAGTCAATCATCCGTGAGCTAGAGGAACTACTTGATCCACGTCTGGAGTATCTGGCGAAGGGTTACTTCAATGACCCCCGCAATGGAAATAATGAGGTGCCTTTCTGATGAATACGATATGGATACTAATATGGTTTGTCGTTGTCCCTGAGCAAGGCGTAAGGTATTACCACTTGGGGACATATGAGAATGAAACTTTCTGCAAGACTGCACTGAAGGATGCTTCGGTCATGGTCAACGACAAGCAGGAAGCAATCGAGTGTATAGGAGTAACTGTAGATGATTGAAGCAAAATACATTCACCACTGTGGCAGTGACCTGACGGTCGCCAATAGCGCCAGAGTAAGTTTCGCTAAAGAGAGTGAGTTAGAAGACGATGCTTGGGGTCCACCTAAGCTCAAAGAGAAAGATGCCAATCTGATCCGTTACCTTGCAAGAGAGAAGCACATCAGTCCATTCGGGCATTGCTTTGCTACCTTTAGAGTTAAGGCTCCGATCTTTGTCGCTAGGCAACTTGTGAAACATTCCTTTCTCCGTTGGAACGAAGTGAGTCGTCGATATGTCTCTGATACACCAGAGTTTTATGAGCCTGAAGTGTGGCGTGGACAATCTAAGGACAAGAAACAGGGGAGTGAAGGTGAGGTAAAAGACGTAAACATCAAGACCACTCAGCGTATTGTGGCTATGTTATACGATGAACTACTCAAGCAGAATGTGTGTGAAGAGCAAGCCCGTATGGTATTACCCCAAAATACTATGACTGAGTGGTACTGGTCAGGTTCACTAGATGCCTTCGCAAGGATGGCTAACCTACGATGTAAGCCTGACACACAAGCAGAGACACAAGAGGTAGCATGGGCCATCAGTCTCAAGATGGAAGACCTGTTCCCTATATCATGGGTGGCATTGAGAGATGAGTGAAGTAAAGATAACTGAAATAACTGAGCATGAGGATGGCAGTGCCACATTACAGGTTGAGTGTGACCCAGAGACATTTGGAGCCATCTTTAACGTGGGCTTTGTGTCTCTGATTAAGACAGGTCTATACTGGGAGACAGACAATGATAAGACCAATGAGTGATGAAGAACGTAAGGCATCACAAGATCGTGACGAGGTTAACAAGTGGCGTAAGTGTGTAATCTGTGGTAATGCAAGCAAGGGCACATGGTGTGGCCTCTGTCTGGAGGAAGAGTAATGATAGACAGTGAGTGGCGAAAGTTGATAGCAGAACAAGAGAACTTTAAGGAGAACGTAATGGCAGAACATACAGCAGACATCGTTAATGAACCCAAGCATTATGCACGGTGGAAGATCGAACCTATCACATACATCATGCAGAACGGCTTTGAGTTCTGGCGTGGGAATATCATCAAGTATGCCAGTCGTGCAGGATACAAGCCCTACGAGGGAATGAGTAAGGCTCAGTGCGAGATCACAGACCTTGAGAAGGTCATCCGCTATGCTGAGATGCGTATCAATCAACTTGAGGGAAAGGATAAGTTATGAGCGATAGTAACATAAGCATCAAGGAGGTTGTTAAAATGTGCCACAGGCTTGCTCATAAGTATAAGGCAGGTCACTCACACTTTGATGACTTGGTTAGTGAGGGTGTCTTAGAGTGCTTAGAGGTTATAAAAAAGTTGGAGAGTGAAGGTGAGCAAGCCTCTGACCACTGGGGTACGTTATATAGGCGAGCTAACAGCAGGATGCACGACTATCTTAACCTAGACTTATTTCCAGTACAGATACCCGCATCTTGGGTATCGAGGAATTTGGCTAGGGGTGTTGATATTGAAGACCTTGGAGATCATCACACTTGGAGTGAAAAGGGGTTAGACCACCTAAGAAATACCCTAAAGTCTGAGGTTGTGAGCCTTGAGGCGGGACACATGATAGGAAACTCTTACGAGCAGGAGTATGAACAGAAAGACTTTAATGAGAAGTTTAAGTCCCTGCTTAATAAAAACCTTAGTGATGCGGATAACTTGTATATATACATGCGCTTTGTAGAGGATATGACAATGGAGGAGATTGCTGATTTTATGCAGGTTAAGAAGTCAACTATTTCTAAGAGAGAAAAGAAACTCTTGGAAAAGCTGAGGGACATTGTTCCATTATAGCAACACTCCAGAAATGTTTGATATTGGGTGGAAACAAGTTGTCTTTAAGGTCTGTATATATATATGTACCCCTTTTGTTAAGCCCTCCGTTAAGGTAGACCAGTAAAGAAAGAGACTCTAGTATGATTAAAGAGAAGCACGAGAGCATACAAAAGTTACCTTGTCCCTATACTGACTGTGGTAGTAGTGATGCGTTTTCTTACAACACGAAAGGGTTTGGCTTCTGCTTTTCTTGCAGGTCAAACTACCCATCCAATAGCCCCAAGTTTGATTGGGTTGCCAGGAAGTACCCCCCACTGGGGACAGTTAATAGAGAGGACGATGATTTGTTTGATGCAGAGCCTAGCCCGGTCAGGGAGGTTATCAGGAAGAATGGTGACGGGGAATACCTTCCAATGCGAGGTCTTTCAGAGCGCACTATGGAAACTTATAACGTAAAGACCTACAACAAGGGAGCTAAACAGGAGTATGTGTACCCCTCCGGTGGAATTAAGACTCGTGACCTAAAGGACAAAGACTTCTATGTGTCAAAGGGCTTCAAAACCGATGAGTTATTCGGCATGAATTTCTTCACCGCTGGTTGCTCTAAGACTTTGACTATCACGGAGGGTGAGCTTGATGCGTTATCGGCTTATCAGATGTTAAACAACCGGGATGGTTACATATCCCCTGTTGTGTCCTTGCCCTCAGCAACCCCAAGCAAGTCGTTATGGGAGGTCTGCAAGCCTTACTTGGACTCCTTCGACCGCTTGGTTCTATCCGTTGATAACGATAAGGCTGGAAATGAGATTGCTGATAAGATTTGTAAGATGTTTCCATCCAAGGTCTTTCGGGTATCTCACAACAAGTTTAAGGATGCTAACGACTTCCTAGTTGGCGGTGCGTCTAAAGAGTTTGTCAACGCTTGGTTCAATGCCTCAAAGTACGTCCCGGATAACGTACTAAACACAACTGAGCAGTTTCTTGACCTATTCGAGAACTCGCCCTCTCACAACTATGTTCCAACCGGGATTAAAGCTCTTGATGAGAAAATACTTGGTTTGATGCAGGGACATTTCACTGTTATTAAGGCCCCAACAGGCATAGGCAAAACTGAGGTTATGCGTCTGTTGGAGTATAACATGCTAAAGCAAGGTATCCCTATTGCCACTTGGCACTTAGAGGAGACTAAGTTACGCAGCTTGTTGGGCCTAGTGTCTTATGAGGCTGACCTAAACCTTACACGGCGTGACCTCATTGAAGAAGAGGGGGCTACAGAGCTTGTTAAAGAGACTATCACCAGTCTTACAGAAAACGGCCTACTGTATCAATTCTTCCTGCAAGATGGTCAAGGGGTCAACGAGTTGTGCGATCAGATACGTTACTTTAGTCAGGCTTGTGAATGTAAGTACATATTCTTTGAGCCTATCCAAGACGTAGTTGTGGGAAGTTCTGACGATAGCAAGGAGAGTATGTTGGCTGACCTTTCAATTCGACTATCGAAGTTAGCTGCCGAACTTGATGTTGGTATTGTCACCATTGCTCATACTAACGAAGAGGGAGACCCCAAGTATTGCAGAATGATTGCACAACGGGCCAGCGTTTTGATTGACCTATCTCGTGACAAGGAAGCTGATACCTTGATTGACAGAAACACTACTTCTATTGTAGTTCAGAAGAATCGTCCTGCATCTGTCGAGGGTGTCGCTGGGAAACTCCGCTTTAGTACGGACACGTTTAAACTAAGAGAGGTGAATGAGTGAACAGAATATTCGATATTGAAACAGATGGCTTAAACAGCACAAAGATACACGTCTTGTCTTGGTCCGATGACTTGGGTGAAACAGTTAATTCCACACACGATTACGACGAGATGCGTGAGTTCTTTATGGCGGATGACACTCTCATTGGACATAACATTGTCAGATTTGACGTACCAGCGGTGGAAAGTGTCTTGGGCATTAAGGTTAAGGCCCGGTTGATAGACACCCTTGCTGTCGCTTGGTACATAGACCACCATCGTACACGTCACAACCTAGACCTTTATGGGGAAGAGTACGGTGTACCTAAGCCAAAGATTACAGATTGGGAAAACCTTTCTGCTGAGGACTATAAACACCGTTGCCAAGAAGACGTTAAGATCAACTCTAAGTTATGGAAAGACCTCAGCCGCAAGCTAGGTAAGCTGTATAAAGATTCC